TCTAAATTAAGATATTGGTTTATATTTATATTTATGTCATTTAATATAAATGTTCTTAATTCCTCTATAAAATTTCTATAAAATATTTCTGCAATTGGTAAATTTTGACCGCCAATAAACCCATTCGCCGTTTCTGTACTTATAAAATACGTCGGATTAATACGACTTGCTATATTTGGAATTAGTGGATTTGCATTTACTTGTCTTTGAAATGTGTATGTTGGTGGTGGTCCAGGAACACGGGCTATATTATCATCGTCGCAATCCGATTGAGCACACATATACCAAACAATTTTACTACCTCTATTGTTAGTGCCATATGCATGAATTGAACCCATACCATCATTTGGTAAGGCAGAAATTGGATGTACTGTTGCATGCATAGGGTCAATTCTAGGCAAAAAAAGTGAATATCCAGCCATTTCAAAAAAATTAAAAACAAAACCACTGTTAATTGTTCTTACGTTAACCGCTATACGATTAATTACTCTATTAGGGCGTGGTAATCCAAGATCATCAGAATTAACATTATCTAAAATTCCAGTGCTCTGTATATAATTTATACAGTTAATTAAATCTTGCGGAGTAGTCAATTTATCTGCAATTATTCTTCGAATAGTATTTATTGGACAATACATTTGGCTTCTTTGCGTAGTGCATACTTGAGCACCACCTGCCATAATTTTAGATTGATATTCATCATCGAAATTGGTTTCAAATTTCATAAATGCAAATGCACCTTCTATTACTGATACATCGTCTTTTTCGTTTGGATTTATAATAATTGTTATTTCTGTTTCCAACCCTCCTCCACCAACCATTTTTGGACTAGACCCAAATAATTTATTATTTTTCTTACTTAATTTGCGTTTTAAATTATTTTTACGACTTTTAATTTTTACCATTATATACATATATATATATATATTTTTACATTTAAAGAACAAATTAAATCTAAAAAAATTAATTATGATTATTTTCGGGTTTAGGTTCAAAAGAATTTACAATAGTTTGATATATTTCATTACCTAATTTAGATTTTTCAGAATAATCTCCTACTAAGACAACTTTCATTTTTTTCCAATTAAATAATTCTCCAGCAACTCGTTGTATATCTTCTACAGTAACTAATTCAAAATTTTTTAAAAGTTGATGAAATTCTGAAATATCATTTCTGAAAAACAACATTTGTCGTGTATAATAATCACAGATTTCTGTAGTATTTTCTAATTCCAATACATACGCACTTTTTATGTAATTCTTCCAACGATTTAATTCAATTTCAGTAATCTTTGTATTAACTATTTTATTAAATTCCATAAATAATGCTGATAACACCTGATTTATTTTATCCGTTTTTGGTTCAAAACTTGTTATCAAATAATAAATACCCGCTTCTTCAAAATTAGATACATCTGTCATAATAGAATACACTAAACCTTGCTTTTCTCTAAGTTCTAAAAATAAACGAGAGCTCATAGAGCCATTTAATATTAAATCAATTAATTTAATAGCAAATTTATCTTTATCAAATAAACCTTTTGTTGGAAAGGTTATACCAAGAAAAATTTGTTTAAAACCTCTATGCACTAAATCAATTGATGTTACATTTGTATTTATTGTAATTATATCTCTAAATTTATGTTCCACACCATGTGGTGCCTTTGCAAAACTGCTATTTTCTAATAATGTTGCAACATCACCTTCTATTTTGCCTGCAATTGAAATAACCATATTATTTGATGTGTAAAACTGCCGCAAATGGGATAAAACATCATCCCTAGTTATATCATTTATATTAGATGGGTCACCTGCAATTCTTTTTGAAATAGGATGATCTTTATAAAGTAGAGTGTAAAAACGATTATATATAATATCAAATGCTTCTTCTTTAGCATTATTAATTTCTTCAATAACAATTTTTTTTTCTGTTATTAAATCAGCTTCTTCAACATATGGTTCACATATTAAACTTGAAAATATATTGATCAATGATTTTAAATTACTGTAATGACACTTTGCATAAAAACTAGTTATATTTTTATCAGTATATGCATTGTAAACAGCGCCTATATTATCTAATGCTATATATAAATCTATTTTACTTTTAAACATTTTATTACCCTTAAATAACATATGCTCTAAAAGATGACTAATACCATTTATTCTATTATTTTCATCATTACTACCTACTCTAATTCCAACTGAAAGACATACTGTCTCAATTTTATCGTTAGGTATAATGATATATTCCATATCATTAACTAATTTTCCAATAGAATAATTCATTATATATTATATATTTACAAAAGTTTTTGAGGATATTTATCTATCCAATGAATATTGCATATACCATTTTCGCTTTTAATATCAATTATATCCATTTTTCCAACTAATTTATGGTCCAATGTATATAAATTATAAGTTGAACCAATTAACAATTTTATAGTTTTTTGTTCAATTTCTATTTCAATCATAGGTAATTCTCTGTCAATATCCGTTGGTTCAATAAAAACTTGAGGTATTTGATTTAATTCATAATTTTCATTATATTTACGAATTAGTCTTTTTATTGAAAAATCACTATAATCATCAAGAATTGTTTTTGTGTTAATATCTAAAAAATCAATTTTATAATATACAGTAGCATCTGTATCATCTATATATCTATATATAAAATAACATGGTCTACTTTCTAAAATTTGTCTTTCAGGTATTCTACTTGTAAAAAAATATTTTTTACAGTTATCACATCCTATAAATTTATTACTAATAACAATAATATTAATATTTAATAATAATTCAGCACAATATAAAAACATATCAAAGCCATCTTCATCTATATCTCCTTTACTAATATTAGTAAACCTAGTTTCTATTTCTTCAATAACACTTTCTTCTTTAAATACACCACTATCAAAGCAATATTTTATAAAATCATTTTGTATAATTTTAAATTCATCAAATGGGAGAAAGGGAATTTGGGTGTAAATTAGTGGTAAAACAGATTTCTTAAGATATAGGCCAGGTGCTTCATGTATCGTAAGTATTGTTACATTACCGTCTATAAAATTTTCTATTGATATATCTAAATTCACTTCTTGTAAATCAACGGGTAAATATTTTTTAATCTCGTCTCTAATACCTTTTTTTAATGTATCTATGTCATTTTCATATATATTTATTTCATCAAAAAATACTTGTTCACCTTGTGCAATTGCTTTTACAATATTATGATAATACTTTTTTTCGTCCTTTTCTTTTGAAATTTTATCATTTTTTGTCTTTTTCATTTCATTTAAAATAACTGGTAAAAAGTCATTAAAGAAACCTTCATCAAAATACTGCACTGGAAAATTTTCTTGAAAAATATTAGATAGCAACATATATATACTATTATTTATATATATATTTTTATCATAAAATCTATTCATAAAATTGAAACTCATTTGAACCATAATAAGAACCTATAGGATAATATGGTGTTTGTAGTCTATCAAATATTTCTTGTCTATGACTATTTAGAAATGTTTCAATTTGTATTTTATTTTCAAAATCAAATTGGGATAATAAAGCACCAATATTAAGTGGTATTTCATATATAAAGTTATTTTCAGCGTTATATAAATAATAAACCCGTTTTTTTCCTACAATATCATCAATAACAATGAGATTAGCGAATGTGTCAAAATCGCTTATTATACCGTCTTTAACATATTCTAAAGTATCAGCATTATAGTCTCTTTCTTCGGGTTGTTTAAATATTATATCAAAATCTACACTTTCATCATCTTCAATATCTGGTAAATCAAATACTTCGTCAACTTTATTAATTTCACTTTCTTCATCTTCCGAAGATACATCATCATCTAATAAAAGATCAATTGAACTTTGTTTTTCGTCATCTTGATCAAAATTATTTACTTTAGGGCTTTTATCCGAGCCTGAACTAGGACTTACACTTGGTAAAGATATAGGTAAAGACATAGGACTTTTATCCGAGCCTGAACTAGGACTTACATTTGGTAAAGATATAGGTAAAGACATAGGACTTTTATCCGAGCGTGAACTAGGACTTACATTTGGTAAAGATATAGGTACAGATGCAGGACTTTTATCCGAGCCTGAACTAGGACTTACATTTGGTAAAGACATAGGTAAAGATGCTGGGCTTTCCTTTTGAGAAATATTTTCACTTATATTACCTGTATTATCAATTGAAAATATTGGTTCTGTTGGAATACTGCGCCGTGATGGTTGTTTTACACGATTTTTTCGGACAGGTCTATCTTCTGTAATATTTCGTTCAATCATATATTCTAAAAATTGATCATTTGTTTTTGGAGAAATCTTTCTAATTTTTGGATTTTTATGAAAATTTTCCCAGTTTTTAGTTCTTGCTTTAGCTAAATGTTCCGAATTTCCTGTAAAATATTGGTTATATAGCCGTTTTTCGGATACATCTGATATTTGTCTAGATACTTCGGGGCCATATTTAAGTTCACTTTGTATATTTTCATTATAACATTTACTAGAAACTCGTTTCTCTTCATTAAATATAGGACAACTATCCTCAGGGAAAGCATCAACTCCCCAAATATCAAAAGTTTTAACACCTTCTCCATGCAAATATTTTGATGAACAAGCTTCACCAGGATATAAAATTAGACTAGGTTTTTTGTTATATTTAACATCAAACAGTTTACCACGCATTTTACCAGAGTCTGTTTGATTTTTTAAATCATAATATGTATTAAAGCGTTCTTTTGCACATTCATATGTAATTGCACCTGTGTTTTTTTTACATTTTGTGCTATTCATTTCAGGATCATTTGCATTAATTTGATATCGATATGGACCTTTTACCCTATCACATTCAACTCTTTCTTCGTCATTTAGCTCTTCCAAAGGTGCATCGCAAAACTTATATTTTTCAGGATCTATAATACTACAATCAGCTTGTCCCCCTTTTAAATTAGTAAATATATTTTTTATGTTTTTACTATTTTTATCAGACATTTCCACAATATCTATATATTATATAGATGTTTTATTATAATTTAAATGGTTATCAACTGAACTAACAAATTGAATTATAGTTTGATGCTTAGCAAAATCTTTATCTTTCTTATTTTTAAAACGATAATACAAAAAAAGAGATAAAATGATAAAAAAAAGAATAATAAAAATAACCGATAATAAATTTGCATTTTTTTTATTTAAAAATGATAAAAAACTATCAATTAAAATTTCATTTTTAACTATTTTAGGGGGTTCTAAACCGATATTTTTAAGTTTTACTAAATTATTTAAATCTATTAAATTTGGTTTAATATTATTCATATATTTTAAAACTATAAAAAAATTAATAAAAAGAAATAATATATGATTTTCCTTGTTTATAGTTTATTGTTGGGATTTATTATCCCTTTTACCACATTTATATTTCCTTACATATTTAATTTATTTATAGATAAGGATATGTTTCCTATTGATATTGTATTAAATATATTAATTCCTATTATTATTTCATTTATAATCTTTTTATATCATCGACAAAATACACAGATAGCATGCGAAACCAGTAATAATGTAAAAGCTGCAATTAATGCTTCTATAGTATTTATAATTATGTTAGTTTGGATGATGTCATTAGATTATTTTCCTGGAATTATATCACCTTTTTTACAATTAACATCAACTGATAATGCTATGGTTGTATTTATAAGTAAATTTATTATGATATATGCATTAGTATTTTTATTATTAACATATACTAGCTTTAGTAGTATAGGTGAGACATGTAAAATTAATATAAAAGAAATGAAAGAGGTATACAAAAAAATGGAAAATTCTCTAAAATAGTTTATACATTTACTATTAATTACTATATTATTTTTATAATTTATAATACATATTCACCCATTTTTATAATATTATTTTGATCATCAAATGCAATATTTTTTTTTGATATTTTCTTTTCTAATAACATCTGTTTTAATTCATTTTCAATAGTTGCATATGAATCAATTTTCTTATTTTCTAATAATTTTTTGACGAAAGCCTCAATTTTCTTTAATTTAGTATAATTATCAGCTTTATTCCATGGCTTATCATGATTTGATTTATTAATTATATCATTTATATCTTTTTCCGTTTCAACATATGTAACATTTTCATTTGTTTTTATTCTATTATTTTTAAGATCCTTATAATATTGTATTATACATACACTATCCATTCTATTTCTTAGTATTTTCATATCAAGTGTAGTTTCATCTATATTAGTAATTGGTGTTTTCTTGTGTGTTTCGTCAATAACAATTTCAGGTATAAACGGAGGTTTATCTTTATTTATTTCATCTAAATAAGTTTCAATTGATTTAATGTGTTCTTCCATTTATTTAATTATTACTAATAATATTTAAGTAAAAATCAAATTTTTATATATATAGAGAGATATAATGAACCCGGCAGATATATTGTTTAACGGTATTTCATCAATACCAAATTTTGAAAAAAATAAAATAATAAATTTAGATGAATTAATGAATAATAATATTAATAATAAAAAAGATTACTCAAGTGATAAATATTCATCACAGAATAGACAAATTATTGTAGATGAAAAAATTTCATATCAAATATTTAATAAAAATAATAGTAAAAATGCAATAGCAAATTTAGTATATATTGGTAAAAATTATTTTATAACAATATTAAACAAGGATCAACATAATACTTTATGTCGATTTCCAAATAATTATTATGTAAATTACATTACCAAAAAATTAAATATATTATTAATAAATACTTATCATAATAATATTGAAAATAATTATGTTATATTAATTTTACAGGTTGATAGTAATGATGATATAATTAATGAATTTGATATTATAAATCCAAGTATGTATTTATCTTATGAACAAAAAAATGTTATTGTGTCATATGAATCAAATAGTTCAATACAAACAACGCAAATTTCAAATATAAGCGATAATTATATAACAATAAATAATGATGATGCCATTATGTTAGGTTCTCCTTTATTTGTAAATAATATATTAATAGGAATTTATTATAGAAAAAGTGCAAATGTATGCTTTTTTTATAGAATATCGGGATTATATAATTGGTTAAATACTTTTTCATTAATAACAAAAAACCGAGTTATAGAACAAGCATTATATATCCCTTATAGTAAAGATCAAATGTATCGAATAATTTTAAGTATGAATGATAGAATTAATTTATTAGAACAGACCATTTCTAAAATTAAAAATGATTAGTAATATCATTTTATTTTAGTTATATTTTATTAATTTGATAGTTTATCAAAATAATAAAATAGTATTACAAAAATGTTAATTATTTAAAAAATAATTTAGTTTTTGTTGTATTTGTTGTTGTAGTAGCTACGAAGAAGTCTAACAGCGGTTTTAAGACTTACAGCGCGGCCTCCTCTTTGTTCTTGTTCTTGTTCTTGTTCTTGTTCTTGTTCTTGTTCAGATTCAGAAGAACTGTCTTGGTTGTGACCACCTGCTTGAGCTTGAGCTGCTAATTTTGCGGCCCTGACAGATGCGCGTTTAACTTTAGCAGCTTCATTTTTAGCAGCTAATTCAACTTCATAATCAGCGTCAGATTGACCGGGTCTTTTGACAGTTTTTTTAGCAGCCCTGTGAGAACGTTTGTGAGAAGGATCTCTAACAAGTCTGTTGCCTTGAGCATCAACACGGTGTCTAACGACAATAGGGTTTCCGTCTTTATCTTGTTCTTGGAATTCAGCAACTCTCCATTGGTCAGCAAGTTGTGCCTTAGTGCGAGGGTTGGGGTGAGCCTTTCTTCTGTGTAAAGTAAGGGGTTCTGATCCAGGAACATAACGATCACTATTGGGATCTCTTGTAGCATCATAGAATTTACTACGAGGGCCAGTACTATCATCGAAACCTTTGTAGTCAAATTTGCCGGGATTACGCAAGTATCTTTTAGTGGTAACGATATCATCATCACTAGCAGGAGCGTAGTTCAAATCCATTTGCATGGCGGCTTGACGACTTCTGGGACTTTTAAAGTCACGGTTCTTCCAGTATCTAGTAAAGGCAGCTTTGGCAGCATTCAAACTAAGGGGTTTAGTGCCTTTCTTTTCGCCAACTTGAGATCTGTGACGAATTCTATCGAATTGTTCTTGGGGAGCACCGTGAACAGTGGTCCATACAAGTCTTCCGTGACGAACACCGTTGCGGTCAGCAAATGCATAACCTGCAGCAGCGCCATTGCTCAATAACATAGTTTTTCTATCAGCACTCAATTGAACGGGAGGAACTGCAGCAGCGGCAGCTTTGGCTTGTGCTTCAGTAGCACCACTTTTAAGAGCAGCTTTTTCAGCTTTTTTTTGCCTGTTTTCGTTAAGTTTTTTTTCCATAGCGGGAGAAATTACTTGAAGGTATTGTTCAGGAAAAGGATTAGCACCACCATCTTGAAAATTTTCCATTATTGTTTTTTTGTTATATAATTACTAAATATTATTTTTCCTAAACAATAAAAAATAATGAAATAATACATATTTTTTAAATAAATCTATAAAAATATGTTTTTTTAAATATTTTTATTTAAAAAAATTGATATAAGAATTAATACACTGAAATATACATAACCTATAAATGCCAAAGACCAAAAAACCAGTTGTAGAAAAAGCTAATTCTACAGCAATTAATGTTTTGGATATAGATATTTCTGAACAAGATCAAACACAAATATATCAAAAATTAACACATTTAGAACATGTATTGAAAAGACCTGCCACATATATAGGATCTATTGAGAAGAATACTGAAGAATGCTATATTATTGATAAATCCAATCCAGATGAGAAAAGAATAGTAAAGCGTGTCATTGAAACTATTCCAGGTCTTATAAAAATTATTGATGAAATATTAGTAAATGCAATTGATCAATACACTCGCCTATTGATTAAAAAAAATAGCGGTGATAATTCTATATTTACAGTATCTAATATAAAAGTAGATGTTGATGAGACTACAGGTCGTATTACTATATTTAATGATGGAGAAGGTATACATATTATGCAAACTACTGAAATAGGAATTTATGTTCCTGAATTAATTTTCGGGCATTTACTTACTGGAAGTAATTATAATGACGATGAAGAGAAAATTGTTGGTGGTCAAAATGGTTATGGTTCTAAATTGACAAATATTTTCTCTAAAGAATTTACAATTGAAACTGTTGACAAATCAAGAAATCTTAAATATGTACAAACATTTTCAAACAATATGACAAATAAGTCTGAACCAAAAATAACAACATATAGTTCCAAACCATATACAAAGATATCATTTATACCTGATTATGAAAAATTTGGAATTACTAAATTAAGTGACGATATGCTTAGCCTTATCGAAAGACGAGTGTATGATATTTCAGCTTGGACTGATAAAACAGTTAATGTGTGGTTTAATGGTGAAAAACTTGACTATAAGTGTTTTGAAAAATATGTTGATTTATATATTGGAGACAAATCAACTCATCCAAGAGTTCATATATTATTAAACAATCGTTGGGAAGTTATTGTATCATATAATACAAATTCAAATTTTGAACAAGTAAGCTTTGTAAATGGAATTAATACATCTAGAGGAGGTAAACATGTAGAATATGTATTAGGTCAAATTCGTGATGGACTTGTAGAATATATTAAGAAAAAGAAAAAGGTGCAAGTTAAACCATCATCAATTAGAAATGAATTATTTATATTTCTAAAATGCACAATAGTAAATCCATCGTTTGATAGTCAAAGTAAGGAGACATTAATGACACCTGTATCAAAATTTGGAAGCTCTATCACAATTGATGATAAAATAATTGATAAGATTGCAAAAATTGGTATTATGGATAATATTATGAATAATCTTGAATCTAAAAATAATAAAGATTTGCAAAAATCCGATGGTAAAAAACAGACAACAATTCGCGGACTTCCTAAATTGCGTGATGCTGTTCAGGCTGGCACTTCAAATTCTAAGCAATGTGTTTTGATTTTAACAGAAGGAGACTCAGCTAAGGCATCTGTTGTTTCAGGTCTTAATCAAGAAATGGTTCAATTCTATGGAGTATATCCACTTCGTGGTAAATTTCTAAATGTAAAAGACCAAGATGCAGAAAAGATTATTAAAAATGAAGAGATTTCTGCTATAAAAAAGATTTTAGGTTTAAAAATGAATGAAGAGTATAGCGATAAAAATACGTGGGACCTTCGATATGGAAGTCTTATGATATTGTGTGATTCAGATGTAGATGGAAGTCACATTAAAGGATTACTTATTAATTTCTTTCATAGTTTTTGGCCATCACTTCTAAAATCCGGATTTGTTATTACAATGCTTACGCCAATTGTAAAAGTGTTTAAAGGTAATCAAAAACATAGTTTTTACAACTTAGGAGACTATAATAATTGGAAGCAATCAACTCCAGATTATCACACATGGGAAAATAAATATTATAAAGGGTTGGGAACTTCCAGTTCAAGCGAATTTAAAGAGTATTTTAAAGATCTAAAGGTTTTAAATTATAAATGGTCAGATACAAGTGATCATTCCATTGACTTAGCATTTAATAAAAAGAGGGCAGATGATCGTAAAAAATGGCTTGAAGACTATAATATTCAAGATACATTAGACTATGCCGTTACAGATGTTCCTTTTGAAAACTTTTTCAATAAAGATTTTAAACATTTCTCTAATTACGACAATATTCGTAGTATTCCTAATGTTATTGATGGATTAAAGCCGGGACAAAGAAAAATCTTATTTAGTGCATTTAAGAGAAATCTAACTAAAGAAATTAAAGTTGCACAATTTTCCGGATATGTTAGTGAACATTCTGGATATCATCATGGTGAAGTATCTCTACAATCAACTATTGTTAATATGGCACAAAATTATGTTGGTTCAAATAACTTATCTCTATTTGTTCCAAGTGGTCAATTTGGTACGCGCTTGCAAAATGGCAAAGATCATGCTAGTGCTAGGTATATATTTACATATTTGCACCCAGTTACTCGGTTTGTATATAGAGAAGAAGATTTACCTGTTGTCACTTATCAAGATGATGATGGAATGATGATAGAACCAATTTACTATGTCCCTATTATACCTATGATTTTAGTAAATGGCGCCAAGGGTATTGGTAGCGGTTATTCGACGAGTATTCCACAACATAATCCTAAAGATATTGTAAATGCACTTATCCAGTTAATCGAAGGAAAATCATTAAATACTCTCAAACCATGGTTTAATGGATTTAAAGGAACCATCGAAATGTTTGGCGAAGACCAATATCTTAATAAGGGTAAATATGAAATTATTGATGATACTACTATATTAATTTCTGAAATACCTATTGGAACAAGTATTGAAAATTATAAGATATTCTTAGAGGAGCATATTATTGATAAATCAAATGCAAATAAAAAACAATTTATTAAAAGTTATACGGAAAATGGAACAGATAAAATTATTAGTTTCACTGTAAAATTGGTTAAAGAAAAAATGGATAGTATTAAAAATGATAGTAAAAAAATTGAGGATTTATTTCAACTTACGGATACTTCATATACGAATTACAGTAACATGTATCTATACAATAATGATATTAAAATTTATAAATATATGTCAGTTTATGAAATTATAATCGAATTTTACAATGTCCGTTTAGATTATTATAATAAACGAAAGGAATATTTACTTGGAATATATAAAAATGAATTAGATATACTAAGTCAAAAATATAAATTTATTGAAAGTATAATTGATGGAACCTTAGAAATGCGTGGTAAGACTAAAATAGAAGTTGAAACACAGCTAAATACATTAGGATTTTTAAAACTTGCAAATACATCAAACAAGGAGACAAGTTATGATTATTTAGTGCAAATGCCTATATATTCAATTACAAAAGAGAAAATGCTTGAACTTAAAGATAAATTAGATAAAAAGCAACATGAATACGACGCATTGTTATCAAAATCTACTCAGAATATTTGGTTAGACGAATTACGAGAGTTAAATGTTCAATTGGATAAGTATTATTTAGATTTTAAAGCTGAATTTGAAAATGGAGAAGTTATTAAGCCTAAAAAGGCAACGGCGAAAATGGCAAAGAAATAACTATACATATTATAGAATTATAATACCTTGTATTAATTAATAATTAAAAAAATTGAAATATTATTTTTTTTAAAAAAAAAACTAACATAACAGATAATTTATAGTATGCAAAATAATATAGAAAATAAAAATTTAAAAGTAAAGCCTGAAAACAAATATTGTCCATTAATTTTTAATAAAGGAAAATATAATTTAAGTATAATAAGTTTAGATTATGGTCTATCAAAAAATAATGAATTCGCTGTTTTCCTTGTTCCAATTAGAGAATTTTTAGCATGCGGTAGTATTTGGGAAACCTTACATTTATGTACAATATTTTGGGAAACTCCTGCCTATAATAGAACACGGAGTGCAAATGAAATTCAACAAACCAAAGCAGCGTATCTAATAGCATTTGCATCAGATTTAGCACCTATATGTAAACAATGGGCAAATGAGTGTATCAATAACACTATAAAATATATAGACAATGAAGATACTGTTTATGCACAAATAGAATGTTTTAATGAAACACTTAAAGAAAAAATGATAAAAGCTATATCAGCATATAATTTAAATTTATCAATTGCTGATAATAAATACACGGTATTCTCTTAATTCTATTTTTAAGTATATTATATCAGTAAAATATACATTAATTGTTTATTTTAAAGATATTTTTTTATTAGATTAGTCCAGACCTTGCTGCTCTAAATATCATTTCATCGATTTTTGCTAAAGGTTTAGCGGATAGGTCTGTTTTAGTCTTGTCATATTTTTATTTGCCTTCAGCTAATTTAGCCTCTACTAATACCTTGCCTTGGGCAGCTAATAATTTGCCTTGCTCTAATTTTTCAGCGGCCAATACTTTGCCTTCAGCTAATTTAGCCTCTGCTAATACCTTGCCTTGGGCAGCTAATACTTTGCCTTGCTCTAATTTTTCAGCTGCCAATACTTTGCCTTCAGCTAATTTAGACTCTGCTAATTCCTTGCCTTGGGCAGCTAATACTTTACCTTGCTCTAATTTTTCAGCTGCCAATACTTTGCCTTCAGCTAATTTTTCAGCTGCCAATACTTTGCCTTCAGCTAATTTTTCTTTAGCTGTTTCTAAATGGGGTGCAGCATAGGCTTCAGCTTTAGATTTAGCTTCGGATATTTTGGATGAAGCTAGTTTTTTAGTTGCGCAAGCAGCAGCCCTCAATTTATTTTTCGTATCATCAGGGCTACCTTTAATACATTCTTTAGGTTCACAATGCGTGTCAAGATAAGTTCCACTTGGGCACTCTTTTACACATTTACCATTATTTAAAATTTCATCTTCATTGCACTTTACTGGTCCTGAAACAACTTTTTTTAATAAACTTCCTATACCAGCAAAACCACCTAATAATTTAGCAAAAAAACCACCTTGTTGTTGTTGTTGTTGTTGTTGTTGTTGCTGTTGTTGTTGTTGTTGTTGTTGTTGTTGTTGCTGTTGTTGTTGTTGTTGTTGCTTTTGTTGTTTATTATTTTTTTTATTTTGTTTTTGATTATTGCCACCATATAAATTTTGTTCATTATTTCTTTCATTTTGTGGTTGACGACTACGCCTTTGTTGGCGACTTGTGCGAAACTTTTGTATACGACTTTGTCTTTTAACCATTGTTTTATATACTTATAAAATATAATAAAATTAATAAGTATAATAATAAACAATTATTTTTTTTAATATTTTGCAATAAATTATAATCAATTATACTTTATAATTCCTTTATTATGCGTTATTGTAAAATTGTTAAATAATAAAAAATTGAATAATATTTAGTTTATTATTTAAAAATAAGAAGCATATTACAATAAACAGGTTTAATTATGGATAAAGACATAATAGAAACAATAAAAAATTTCGAAGATCAATATAAAATAGAAAAATGGGATCTAAATGAATATAGTAAACATGTCATAGAAACTTTATTACATGTTTATAGTAAAACAGATTTTCATCCTAATGTTATTGTGCAGATAATATGCACAATTATACCTACTTTTAATAAAAACAATAGGTTTGATTTAAAAATAACGCGAAGCATTCACAATAATAATATTGAAGAATTAGATAGATTATTACAAATACCTAAAAACAGTGCACAAAAATCGATGGAATGGAAATTAAAAAGACATGATCACATAAACGCAAGTGAAGCAAACAGTGTTTTAGGTGGATCACGAAAATCACTACTTATATCAAAGTCTAAACCATTAGATGAAACACCAAATTCTGGTGGTGCAGCAACAGAACATGGAACTGTTTTTGAACCTATTTCTAATGAAATACATAGTCTTAAAATTAAAAAAAAAATATATGATTTTGAAAGTATTGAACATCCTGTTTATAAATTTATAGCAGCTAGTCCAGATGGAATAACTGAAGACGGAGAATTAGTAGAATATAAAAATCCAAAAACAAGAAAAATTGTTGGTGTTCCAAAAAGTGATTATTGGGTTCAAATGCAATTTCAAATGGAAGTAACTAATTTAGCAAGATGTCATTTTGTAGAATGTAGTTATAATCATTATTTATGTTTGGAAGATTTTGCATCTTCTGATGATGAATTTAAAGGCGTTATTTTAGAGTATTATGATTTACAACAAAAAAAACATATTATTTATAGCCCTTTAAATATGGATATAGTTAAATATAATGAATGGTTCAATAATGAAAGAGACAAAATTCATAAAAGCATATCTGAGGAAACTCATGTTGACTGGTCATGGTGGGGACTAAAACAATATAGTTGTTTTATAGTTTATCGTGATAAAGAATGGTTTCGCGAAACTTTACCTGAATTTCAGAAATTTTGGGATGAAGTATTAAAATGCAGAGCCGATCCTAGTTTAATACCAATACAAATTAAGAGAGAAAGACCTAATATAACACCTATAATAGATAGCACTTGTAAAATTGATTACGATGATTATATTTAATTATTTTAAACTATTATTTTTAGCAAAGTTAAATTTTTATAAATCTAACTTTATTAAAATAAAATTATGTATAAATAATTATGTATAATTATGTCCAATAAATAACCTTTTGTTCTGATGTATGTATTTTATGTGAAGTAGCTAATGTATATGATATGTATTTTTCTCCATTTGAATATTTTTCTTTGCTTAATAGACTATAATTTAATGCTTTTAAAAATTGGCGCAAAATTGTTACTACTTTTTGTTCATCAATATTATCTAAATATATCTTACTTTTACACGGAAAATAAAATTTACTAAGTTCATCTTTTAAGCATACTATTTTAGCAATAGTATCCCATTTTTCAAAATCCTTTTTACGAAAGCTATATTCTTCTTTAAATGTATCAATTCCAATCGTTTTTAATAATTTGTTTAGGATATCAATATTAGGATTTTCTTTAAATACCTGTGCCATACTTTTATGATACGAAAGTGTATATTATAATATGTATATAATTATATTTTTAGATATGATTATTTATATATACTTCAACACGATTATATAAATCCCTTTCAACTCTTGGTAAAACAGCATAACATTCATGAAAAAATCGTTTAAAAAGTGTTAATAATTTAAAATCACTTGGTAATAAGTATGCAAACTCTGGTTTTATATATAGATCCCGATATTTCTTTGGAATAACTTTTAGACTTTTTTTAGGTATAACCATAATTAATTGATATAAATTTAACGCTTTTACACTTGTATAGCACTTGGTTTCAACTAAATTATTAATATATTGTGATTTTTTTCGCATTAGTTCTATACCTTGATATAGACTATACAAATTAGGTGCAACTGAAAATTTGTAATGCCAAAACCAATTTTTGCAACCAGTTTTATAATAGGCTAAAATCCATTCCAAACCTTCCAAATAATTAATAACTATACTATTTAGTATTTCTTGATTATTAGTTCCCAACCAATATTTATTAAATCGTTCAATCCATCCATTATTACCTAATTGAATTGTATCTTTTTCTTTTATGTAATAAGGATAAAAACTTATTAATGCCTTTTTTCTTTCATACTCTGTTAATTTAGGATTTAAAAAAGGTTTCCATCTAGCAATATCGATTGATTGATCATATAATAATTTGTTTTCATTTTTATACAATCCATATATAATAAAACTTAAAAATTCTAAATCAATACCTTTATCGCATATCAAAAATCGTTTAAATTTATGTAATCCATTTTTATATATATCCCGCATATATTCAAAACCATCTTTTTGTATTTTCAATATAAACAGATTAGGAATAAAATCATTACCAAGAAGAAATGTTAAAAATATATAGTCTTGAAATGCATTATCGGAATGTTGTAATTCAGAAATTCCAAAGTCAACCATAATCTCACTACGAAATTGATTAATATCCATGAAAAGATATTCTATTTTTTCATCTACTTTAAAAGGATAATATGTTGATTCTCTAAATAAATATGTGTTTGGATAACCTTTTAACATGGTTAATATAATTAAATCTGCATCAAGTCCATATATAACCTTATTTTTATCTCGATGAATATCTTTATTTTCATTCATGTGATTTAAAAGTTTATGTTCTCCTTCACCAGGAGTATTACTATTATCAATAATTAATTCTATATTTGGAAATATTTCTTTTAATCGAATAGCATAAAATTCAAATGCATCATTAAGACGATCCATAAATTTAGTGCCAGGAGTAATAGCATTTGTATCCCACACAATTTTATCAGATGTAATATTATATTCTTTATTTAGATTTAGTAACATTTCTGTTTCTTTTACGCTTTTATATCGCCTTTGCCGTTGTTGAACCATTTTAGCCATAGGTGCTACTCCATCAATTGCAATATAAATAGTATCAATCTTTTCAAAACCTATACTATTTATTTTGTTATTGAGTATTTCTATAACCTTTTCAATTATAAGGTATTCTATCACTATTTTTTTTGTAATATTTTTGTAATTTAATGATGCCTTTGCATCATAAATAATTCCATTGAAATCAAAATACAATATTATTCTCTTATCATTTAATCGTTCAAATACACAATTATTATAATTTGAAGTAATATATCTAAAAAAGTAGGGAACTCCCATTTTATTATTGAATTTATAAATGTAATATCTTTATATTCAATTTTATCTTTAAATAAATAAATATTTTAATAATGAATTTATAAATATGAATTTAAAAATTAGATATATCATTAATTTTCAAACAATAATATTAGTATGCATTCTCTAATTCCAGATGTCTGTAAATTTACACGATGTCCCAAATTGCTATCAAATAAAATACATAGATCTCTTTTGGGTTTGATAACTTCATTATTAATAAATTCTATTGTTCCTCCAGTGAAATCTATATTATAATTACTATTATAATATAAAATGCTATATTTAGGTAAATTTTCTATAATGTTATGTAAAACAAAGTTGGATTTATTAATAGGATCAGATGGACAAATAATGCCCTTTCTATTTTCAAATACACGTCTTCCATCTAAATGCCAATTTTGATAGTATCCTGTTTCTGTTTTTCGATTAACAATTTTATATGAATATCTATTAAGATTGATGCCATATAAATTATAAATATTTTCAAATAAACATTCTAATTTATTGTTTAAAATACTTTTATATATTTCACTATTCGATTGAAAAACTTTAAATATTAAATTATTATTTAATTCTTTGCATTTTTCAAGTATCCAGCTTGTTTTAGACATTATTTACACTTATTATTATTTATCTTTTTATATTTAAAATATAGATTTATAAAAGTGAAAATATGATAATTAATATTATAAAAAATTGATATAAATTATTATTACATTCATTATAAAATAAACTATATAATGAATGCTAATAAACGATTGTTAAAAGAGCTAGAAGAACAAAAAAAAAATAAAGATACTAGTATTAAAATTGAGTTATATGATAATAATATTTTGCATTTAAAATGCACTATAACACCAAATGAAGATTCAATTTATCATTTTGAAATAGACGGTGTTAAGTCAACATATACACTTGAAATTAATATCAGTAATGAATATCCATTTGTAGAACCAAAAGTAAAATTTAATCCAAGTATATTTCATCCAAATGTATATGCAGTAACAGGAGATATATGCCTCGATTTGTTGAAAGATGCATGGACACCAGCACTAACAATCCATTCTCTTTGTTTATCAATATTAAGTTTGATGAATGCACCAAATACAAGCGACCCTGTAAATGCTGTAGCAGGTAATTTATATGATACAGATAAAGTAAAATATAAAGAAGAAGTGCTTTCATGGTATAATGCTAGAAAATAATTAAATTATCTATTATTTCAATATATATTTTTTAATACTGCGTAAATAACAATAATAGTTTGGATCGTCTGTATCCGTTACATTTTTTAAATACATTATATTATTGTAAAATTCGTTAATATCGTCAATTGATGGAGCTATACAAGGTTGTTTTGATAATTGTTCATACAATTGATTTAACATTGCAAATGCTTGTTCATGATTATATGTAAATTGTCCTTGATAAAGTGATACATTTAAGTAGTTAATAATATTTGCTAATAATTCTATAATATAATGAACTTTGTTACAGTCATTTTTTTTTTGATTGGATATATCAGCGTTCATATATAATGTGTATCATTATGAATTGTATTTAAATCAAAATTTTGTTATTTAGAAATACCATTGTAAATAAATGTTATATTATACTATTTCTAGTATATTATAATAATTATGAAATTGTCAAATTTAGAAAGTCTAAATTTTTTAGTTGCTGTAGGCAAGACCACCCATACCACTCATGATACGAAGAACGTTGTAGTTAGTGGCATAGACACGAACACTGCAAGAGCGAGAATTGCTAAGATTAAGACCTTGGCGAACAGCGCGTTGAGTAAGAGTAAGTTGAAGAGTAGCGTTGTCGATACGAGACATGTTGCAAGTGCCAGAGGGTTGGTGTTCTTCGGGTTTAAGGCCAAAAGAATAAACATTGATACCAGTGGCGGGGCAGTTGCTGTGGTGTTGGTAGGGTTGAACAAGGTTGAAGTAACGGCCATCGCGTTCAGAAAATCTGTCGTGTCCGTTAAGTTGAAGTTTGCAAGATGCAACGGGGTTGTCACCGCGATCAAGAACACTTCCGGTATCAGCAACACCACTGAATTGGTTGTTAGCTTGAGCCAAGTTAGCAAAGCTTTGGAAGTTGGGACCACTTGCATTAAAACCGTTTTGTACAGTTTGACTAAGACCGGTGACACCACTGAAGGTATTAACAGTAGCAGTAGTAGCAACACCACCGTTGTCAGATCCAGTCAATCCTTCACCAAGAGGGCTTCCAGGGGTGCCGGAAAGAGCAGAGGAGTCAAGAGCATCGGTGTAGTTAAACCATTGGAGACCACCAACACTTTGAGTGCTTTCTTTGGATACATGGGCATCAGGTTGAACAACCCAGACAAGTTCCTTGACGGGGTGGTTGAAGTTCAATTTGATTTTGTTGGCAGTAGATGAAACAGATTCATCACCAGTGAATTGCAATTGTTCAATGAGGTATTCGTGAGAAACTTGAGCAAAGCGTCTGCGTTCATCAGTATCAAGGTAGACATAGTCAACATAGAGAGATGCAGCAGAAAGAGAAGGGACAACGACATTGCCAACACTCCAAGTGCAACTTGCAGCATCACGGAATTCGATGTTAATCTTAACTTCGTGGTATTGAAGAGCAATAAGAGGAAGAGCAAGACCAGGGTTTCTGCAGAACCAGAACTCAAGGGGGATGTATAAAGTAACAGCAGGCATGGTAGCAGTCAAATCAGCAGAGCCAAAGGCAAAGTTTTCACTGCCCCCGACACTAGGTTGAGTAACATCACCATTGACGGGTTGAACAAGACGGGGGACATTTCCAACCATGGAAGCATAACCGGCAGCGTGACCTGCGGTTTGAGTAAGTTCATTCCAGATGTGGAGCCAGTCACCATAGTGACGATCAATGCGTTGACCACCGATTTCAACTTCAACCATTTTGATCATGACGTGACCAACCCAGTTAAGCCAACGAAATCTTTGTCCGGCAAGGCAAGTTACACTAGGAAGAGTAACTTGAAGATAGACACGGGAAATAAGATCACCATTGCGAGAAATGGTGCAAGTAACCTTGCGACCCCAGTCAGCAGCACCGTTAAAAGTTTGTTCTATAGATTCCATAGAAAAATTAGTGTGTCTGCGGTACATTACTTTCCAAAAAGTTATTTGAGGATTTCCAGTAAGATAGATGTCCTGAGCACCATATGCGACAAGTTGCATTAAACCACCACCCATTTTTGTTTTATTATATAATATAGTAAAGAAAAAAATTTTAGCAAAACGCAATTTAATTTAAATTTTATTTAGTATATCACTAAGATTAATGTCATTTACTAGAGTGCGACTTTTTTTAAATTCAAAAACACTGTCAGATATATGTCTAAATTTCCAACCTTCTTTAATCATACTATATATAAAAGAAATTTTAATCAAATCAATAATTAATTTTTGATGTGAAGTTTTAATTATATTTTGCATAATGATAGACTAATTATATTCTCTTATGAAAAATCAATTATATGGTTTTAACGAAAATGAATAAATTATATTTTTTTGCGTATAAATCTAAAATTCTATTAAAATTAGATAAAAAATTGTATTTAAAAACAACTATGATAATATTCAATATATATAAAATAGTAATTCTATAATAATGTTATTGTTTAAAGATAAAAATAACATAAAAAAAAATACAACAAATACTCATGTAAATATAGACAATAAACATCAAGAATTAATGCGTAAGTTTAATGATAATAAAACAAGAAAGATAGAATTACAGAAAGAATTACAAGACTTACAAAATCAATTAAAAAACATAGAAACTATTCCCAATCAAAATATATCAGATGAACAATTAAATCAAAAATTCGATATAAAGGAAAGAATAATTGATATAGAAAGGGAAATTGCTAATATTAGCACAAATGAGGATCCGCAATTATATTATTTAAATACTGGACATATACTATTTCAGTATTATAATATGTGCAATGAACCAGTATTAGTGCAAGATGTTGAAAAGACATCATTTGTTGTTGACAAAAGTCCTTTATCTAAATCTATATTGGATTTTTTTAAAAGTGACAGTGATACTCAAAGTATTAAAAGTGTAACAAATTGTTTAAATCAAAAAACATTACATCAGAAACCAAGAAAAGTTTTAACTAAAACGGAAATGATGGACAAATATATGAATTATGTTGATACACGATATATATCAGATAAAAACAAGGAAGATGATATTGAAATATGCCGTAAGTGTAATGCACAGAAATATTTTATAAATGCAGAAGGAATTATGATATGTCAAAAATGTGGCGCTCAAGAATATGTTTTAATAGATTGTGATAAACCTAGTTATAAAGAGCCTCCTAAAGAAATAGCTTATTTTGCATATAAAAGAATTAACCACTTTAACAGTTGGAGTGGAACAGCAGGAGTATATTGTCTTATGGTTTGGACAATAATCAAAACTTGGGAAACCTTCATTTATCTAAATATACCCAAATTTAGAATAAGTGCCTTAACCTGCTAGTAAGATATAATATTTATATCTTGCGACACTATCAAATTGCTGGGACTTCCTTATAGCCTGTTTTACAAAAATATATCTAGTGATAGAATATTATAGTGAAAATAAATAGGATTGGATAATCAGCAGCCAACAACTTATAATTACTATGGTAATATAAGTCAGGGGTTCACAGACTAAACGGTAGTGGGTATTGTATAATTCTATAAATATATATTTTATAAATATTTTACAATGCTTAAGATATAGTCGAGTATATGTAGAAATACATATAATTTATGCAACGAATGGGTTAGCCAATTTCAAGGTAAAGAATCTACTGATATACCTAAAGATGTATATGATAAAATTCTTGATGAAATTAAAAAAGAACGAATAACAAATTTAACAAGTATAGAACCAAGTAAAATAAGGGAGATACTGCGGAAATTAAATCTTAATAAATATTACGAACACATACCTCACATCATAAATCATATTAATGGTATTCCTGCTCCACATATTACAAAAAATCAAGAAGAAACACTACGCGTTATGTTTAAAGAAATACAAATACCATTTATAAAATATTGTCCTACAGAACGACAGAATTTTTTATCATATGGATATGTGTTACATAAATTTTGTCAATTATTAGAATTGGACCATTTACTTCCATGTTTTCCATTATTAAAATCAAGAGAAAAATTACAACAACAAGATATCATTTGGGAAAAAATATGTATTGATCTTGGTTGGGAGTTTTATCGTTCAATATAAATTAAAACTAAATATTTGTAATATATCAAATATTTAGTTTTACAACTTTAAACAATTTAAATTATAATAAATGTGTCAAAATTTAAATTTTGATTTTCATTAGGATAACCAATTGGATTACATAAAAATGGTATTTCATTTATTTTAACATTTGAAGGAGTATGGGTATGTCCATAAATCCAACATTTTATTTTATTTTCATTCATTTTAATTAATTTATCCAAATCAGAATAAAACCATTGATTATATGGTTCCATTTGTTCTGTTTTATATTTTTCATCTATTAAAGAATAAGAAGGAACATGATGTGTAATAACAACACAATTATCGTTGTTTTCTAATATATTTTCTAAAAAATCAATGCATGCTGTATTTAATGAATTATATTGAGAACAATTGAAATGAGGTATTTTATATATATCATTTATTTCATAGCATGGGTTTATAATTTTAGACCATAATATAGTACCAATAAAACACACATTTTCATAAATTTCATAACTATTATTCAAAAATCGTATATTATTAAATTTTTCAAAATATAGTTTCATAAATTCATTTGTTTGTTGCATTCTCCTTTTTTTGTTATAATATTCATGATTCCCTGGAATAACAAAAGTTTTTTTGAAATTTTTACTTATAAACTTCATAAAAATATCATAATTTCTTTCATATGGGTTACCTATATCTCCGGCTAATATACATATTTCATCAATACCTGATGGTATTTTACTTATAAATTCCTGTATTTTATCAGGTGTAATAAATTCTAAATGTAAATCAGAAAAATATCGAATAAGATGTTTTGACATATAAAATAAAAGATAAAATTTATTTGTATTATTCTATAAATATCAAATATCAAATTTTTATATTAAAATATTTGTTTATTCACAGTTTACAGTTGCATTGAAAAATGTTTGAATATTAAATTGGCGAGTTTTTAATTCTTCTTTTGTTTTCTTTATTACTTTCTTAATTGGAATAGTTTGACCCTGATGTTCTTTAATTGTCGTAAAATCAAAAGGTTTAGTAGTATTTATTATATCCTGTTTATTTCTTTCAAGTATTTCTTTTTCCAATTCTTCGTAATAGCGAATTACTTTTGGATGGCATTTTATTCGATTAGGATCAAAATTTAAAATACATAATCCGGCCAAACTTCTTACTCTACTTAGTGCAACATATACCTGTCCATATCCGCCACTTCCCATAAATATATTATTACCGATATCAATAATAGCTAATTCTATGGTCATTCCTTGTGAGCGATGAATTGTGCACCCATAACCCAATATTAGTGGAATTCCGACTGCTTTTACAAGCATACCATTTTCTTCAATATCCCATGTATAAGGACTAATTGCTCGAACTTTACCATTTAAAAATGCTACAATGGGAAAACCTTTTTCGTCAAAATCTGTAATTATTCCTTTACTACCATTTACTAACCCTTCATCAATAGATAAATTTACAACAAGTATAACTTGTAAATCTTTACATAATTCAATTGTTTTAGGAACAGGTGTTTGTGATAAAATCTTTTGTTCTAAAATTTCAGCATTATAAACTCGTTCTTCAGAATTTTCCATAGGATCAACACTAATTGATAATGTAAACATTTTGGTTTGATGCATTTTTTTTAAATTTTCTAAAAATGTATTGTTTACACTATTGGCCCTGTCTCTTGTAGGATATAGTTGCGTAGGTAAAATGCCATTTTTATTATCAAGGGATTTTTTAAATCGTGAGATTAATACACTACTTGTTTCTTGGTCAGATATTCCTAATCGAATTTTTTGCAATGTTTCTATAAATTCAATATCGGATTGCCTATGTATTTGTTTAAAATATACAGTATATATATTAGCTTCTTTCCATTCAGGTGTCTCAAAACAATAATCCATGGTGTGTAAAAGGTGCTGTTCTAATATAGGTGATAATTGACAGAAATCCCCGCTAAATATCATTTGTATACCACCAAATGGAAGATTGTTTTTTCGTATAAATTGTGCTAACTTATTTAGCAATCGAAATGTTCTTGGTGTCATCATTGAAATTTCATCTATAATCAGAATTTTTAACTCCTTCCATCTATTTTTAATATATTTTCTTTTTGATATCGTTTCTATTATGCGATTTTCATCTAATTTACTAACTCCTATACCAGAAAAAGAGTGTATTGTAGTTCCTCCAATTAAAAGGGCACTTGAACCTGTAAGACTTGTAATGCCTAAAAACCGCTTCCAGTCTTCACTATATTTATTTTTAACATGCGTAATAAAATGCTCTAACACAAAAGATTTTCCGGTGCCTCCTCCTCCTGTTAAAAACACATTTTGACCCTGTTTCATGCGCAATATTGCATCCTTTTGGTCATTATCTAGATTTTCCATTATTGTTATTTTTTTAGTTTATTTATAAACAAAAAAACAAACAATAAATCAATTTTTTTATTATATATTTATTTATTAGAAATTAAAGATTAAGTATAATATATTTCAATATAAAACCATATAATTATTAAAGTGTATAAGGATGAATAATAAATTAATTTCTAAATTAAAAGATATCGTAAATAACTATGATGATTATAATTATGTTCGTATTTTAGATAAAAAAGCAAATAAACCTATTGAAATTATTGAACGATTAAATCATAAAAATATTTACATATATTTTTTCGAAAAATCGGATTATGATACAATACTATTTTATAATAAATCAAATAAAATATATCGTATAATGCTAAGATTTGATAAGACAACAAATGAATTTTATATGATGAATGAATTCTTAGATTTAAAAATGAAAGAATATTTTAATTTTGAAAATATAATGCTTTATAATAAATCACTTCATACAGAAATAAGTTGTTATGATTTAAATTATTTTGATTTTATTAAAAAAATAGATGCATAGTAAATAATTTATAGATCTTTTATACTATTTTTGTATAAAAATTTTCATTTGAACCCTTTGTAGGTGTTTTAATATTTCTATCTTTTAACCAAACATTTTCATCTTCGAAAATGCTACTAAATTGTTTTATTAAATTAGGAGTGCTTAATTGTTCATCATAAAATGTTCTTGGTATAAATCTATATTCTATAATTGGATTAGGACATTTCGAATACTCGCGATAATATCCCATTACTATCATTATAATACCAGATAACAATATTAATAAAACGATAGATTTCATATACTAAATTATAACATTATAAAATATTTATATTTTTAGAATAATCTTTTCAACATTTTTATTAATTTTTAATAGATTATCCCGAGTATTATTTCTAAATTTATTTAAAAGTGCATCTGGTCCATATTTTCTATAGTTATCTATTGCTTTATTTTTTAATTTACCTAAAAACCGATTAGGTTCCATTATTTTATTAACTGAATTCTCTATCTTACACAGAAAATGCTCGTGGGTAGAAGTATTTAAATATATTAAAAGTAATACGACAAATGGTATAAAATAAATCATATTGAGTTCATTTTTAAAATTTATTGAAATTAATAAAAACAAAAGTATAGTTATAATATTGTTAATCATTAAATATATATATATTTTATACATTTAATAATTTTTTTGGCAGACTTCTAAATTACATATATGGGTATATGTTTATTAATCAATTTAATACTAATGATTGTCACCCCAAAATCAGACATCACTAATATTATAATTGTAAAACATTTTAGTATACTAAATAATTCAAGTGTAATCATAACCTACACTTGATAAAAATGGACTATCATAATGAATTTTGAAACTAGGGTGATAATAGTATTACACTCCAGTTTCAATTTCTAAATGCGCCATATACTCTAGTAAAATGCGTTAACTGTTTTACGAGTTCGCGGGTGATCAGTTCGTTAAAACCTATTAAACAACTCAGTCATCAAACTATATTGTTGTTCAAAACTAGAGGATGAATGAACAATCTACTAATGTAGACATATACTTTCATAATTATATATAACATTATTTTTTTAAGTATTTATAAAAAAATAAATAAATCAATCTAAAATAAAATGATATATTTATTTAAAAATAAAACCATTATTTTAGGTAATAATAGATGTTAAATTATTTTTTCATAATTAGTTTATTTGCATTCTGGCAAATATTATTTTTAGGTTTATCTAAATTTGCTGAAAAAAGTATCAGTAAAAATATCATACATTTTATTCATGCTCTAATATTTGTTGTTTATTACAAGTTAGAATATAATATATCATACCTAATAAATTTAAGCACGAGTTTCTATATATACGACTTAATATACATCATTTTACAATTAACTCTTAAACAAACTTCAATTTATTCCCAAGGTCCTTTTATAGTGCATCATATTATTGCAATATACGGATTATATCTTTCATCGTTAAATATTTCATCTAACTTTTTACTCATGACCTATTACATTTTGGAAAATTCTAATTTTATGTTATATATATCATATCATGTTAACAAAACATGCAATAAATTTCCTAATTTAGTGAGATCAGTTGAATTTTTACAGTATCTATGGTATTCCTATTTTAGAGTTGTATATTTTACAATGTATTTAGTAACTAAAAGACATGAATTATATTCTCATAATAATATTATGTATTATTTACTTCTAACTGCATTATACTTTATGGGATTATTCTGGAGCTACAAACTTTTTATAAAAAATGTTAAAAATATATCATTATTAATCCTAGAAAATAAGCCTAAGCTTGAATAGAAATATATTTATATAAATAAAAAAATTTATCTAAATATTGTTCTTAAAGCATTCTAGCTCCACCCATTGCACCTAATTGGGGAAACCCTACCATGTTTGCGCCTAAACCAAAACCTGCACCTTGACGAGCAGCATAACTAATAGAAGGAGAAAACATATCTAATATAGCAAAAACGGCAGCTGCTGTCAATGCAATTAATAAGATTTCTTCGACATTTAAACGATTTTTGCCAACTAAATAACAGGCAATTGCAGTAGCTCCACCTTCAACTAAGTATTTAGTTGTTCGTTTAACCATTTCTTGGATATCTGTTGCTGGATTTTCAAGTGATGACATATTAGTTCTTTATATTTCAAAAAGAGAAAAAAAATATAGCATTTAAATTATATTAATAATTATTACTTAAAGAATGATGCTATTTATATTAAATATATAATGGGTGATTTAGTTGAAGATTTTTTAGAAGTTGATAGTGTGGTTCCAGGACAAGCTTATGGGGTATTTTCATTTTTAAGTCCTGAAAATGTTCTTAAAAAAAAAGAAATATTTATCATGAGTGAATTCCTTAAATCATTGTGTGACAATACTGAATTTCTTAAAACTAATTTACTTGTAGACGAAAAACCAAAACTTGATTATAATAAAACAAAGGATCTATATGATGACTTTATTTTTAAAAAAGAAGAAGAATTAGAAAATAAATTTCATGAATTGGAAAATTTTAGAACTACTGTTCGTGGATTTAAAGCAAGAGGAAATTATGCAACTCAACGCGAAGCAGAAGTTAGAGCTAAAGTATTACAAAGACTATATAAAAATGATAATATATTTGTTGGGCCAATTGGATATTGGTGTCCTTGGGATCCTAATCCGGACAGAATTGAAAATCAAGAATATTTAGAACCTGAACTAAATACTTTAATGCAAAAATACAAGGACAACTGTGCTAAACGAGACATGTTTTATCAAGAACAAAAAGATGAACAAATCAAAGCAAAAACGGAAGAAAGGTTAAATAGAGAAAAACAATTAAAAGAACTAAAAGAATTAGAAAATACACAAAATACGGTTAACAGTCAAACAACTCTAAATACACTTGATGATAAAGACCCATGGATGAAAAAAAAAGAAGAAGATAATAAATAATAATTAATGATTATATGTATTAAAATAATTACTTATGCTTTTGGTTTGTATATATATAATTACTTAATTATATATCTCAAATATATATATAATTAATTATGGATAAAAATGTCGAGCTAGTAAGAAAAATCAAAACTATACAAGATATGACAAATTTATTACATTTAAGTAGACATACAAAAGAATTTGTTAAGGGTTTAACAATCAAAGCATATAATAAAATGGATAATGGATATTCA